GAGAATCCGCATCACCTATTACTGTAATTTTCATATGAGCTTGAGCAGCTCTATTCGATTGGGGAATATAACCTAAATTTTTAGCATGAGAAACTGCATTAGATCTTACTTGTGCAGAGTCTAAAAATGATTCGTTCATTGACATGTGGGCCAATAAAGCATTATATTGAGTATTATAAGAAAGAATATCTAATAAGACATTCATCCCTGCGCCATCAAAATCATAATCATTGAATTTATCTTGAGAACTTAGAAAGACTTTCAGATTTGTTTTAATCTGATCGAAATCAAGTTCTGTTACGTTCTTAATTTGTGCCATTTATCTAGTTCTCTCTAAAAATAATTCAACATCAATTAATTGTTGTGTAGACACTAAAATACAATTTACAGAAACAAATAATGCATTTGCATCAGTGTTGTCTTGTACCTTTACACTAGTAGTTACTACCCTTGGTTCATATTGAGCTAATGCGTCTTTGATTTCATCTTCTAAAAAAGACAACGTAATTGGATCTGGCTGCTCAAAAAGATAGCCAGTAATATTACAACCAAAGTTTGGTTGAAATGGTCTCTCACCTTTATTAGTTAATAAAATAGTGCGAATAGAATTTTTAATCGCAGCAATATCTTTTAATGGAACCACATCCCCAAAGTTTGGGTGTGGCTTAAAACGTAAATCTAAATCAGTATATGGCTTTACACGGGCCATAACTTTAGCAGTTACCCCGACTCTATTTGGATTTGCGTCTGATAGAATTTCTGTGCTCATAGTATTATTTATACCTTATCCACCGCAGTTTACATTACCAGATCCAGCAGCAATTGCACTTCCGCAACCAACAGGATCTCCAATTCTTGCTAATGGTTTATTGTTAAGACTTACTGTTCCAGATCCGGCCGCAGTAGATCCTCCATGAGGTGGAGATGGAGATGGAGAAGCATGCGGAGCCCAGCCATCACCTTGTCTATGAGCTGGAATTCCGTTCACACTACAATCTCCAGATCCACCAACTGAAGCTCTTGGTGGAAATGAACCATGTCCTGTGCATGGATCTCCTTTTCTAGAAACCATTGGCATTTTTTTCTCCTATAATGCTGGATAATTTCCTAATGATTTTTGATAATTTAAATATTCTTCTGCAGTAACAGGAACGTCATTTACTCTGAATAAAACCTTTGAACCTGATTCACCTTCGCCATATTGTTCTGTATAATCTCTAATCATTTGATCTCTATCAGATGAATAATTATTTATGACTAAAATTGAACATGAAATGTCTGCAAAAAATTCATCTGGTGGAGCATCTGTGACATGAGCTCTTACAGTAAAATTAGCATTAAACGAACCTGCTAAAGCAGATCCATATGTTCCATAATTAGAATTATCTAAGGCTAAAACAAATCCAGGAGGCTTTTGAAATTCTGGAACCCAAGTATCTAAGTCAATTACAGTACCTGAAATTTGACCATAAGTTGATAAAGACAAATTATTTGGAAGTTGACCAGAAACAATAGAAAATTCTAAAGTCCCTGTTGGATCTGTAAATGTTGCATATGGACTTAAATCAAAATCAAAGTCAAATAATTCTCTAGGATTAGTTGAAGTTGGAGATCCAGAGTATTGATTAGATAATGGAGAACCTGGATCTGAAAATGTAACTTCATCTTCTGGTAAATACGGATATGGCATTTAATTAACCCGTCATAACATTAATGAGCCATTGAGGAGCGTTAGCCGCACGACCACCAGCTCCCCAGTAAACAGCTGATCCAGCCGGAACAGTTTTGCCTGCCGAAATATCTAAGTGAACTCCGACATTGCCCATATAACCTACACCTGCTCCAATTGCTGTTGCACCAGCATTTTTGGCTTGTTGGCACCAATCTCGAAGTTCTTGTGATTGAACATTCAAACGTTTACCTTCAGAAGTAAAGAGGTGAACATCAGCGGCAAAGCCATTAAGGTGTCTATCCGAACCAACTCTTCTCTGAGAAGTCATCCCGCCCGAGAAAATCTCAGCTGACAGACCACTATTTTTACACGCTTGAATAATAATTTCTTCAAGGGCAGAAACAATTTCTTTATTTCGAGTTGCGTGAGCATTTGTATATTTGACTGTTGTTCCTGCATCATCTTGGTAAATGATCTTACCATCAATTGCTGGGTTAGTAGCATCTGAAGTAATATTTTGTAGATTTTGTCCTGAATAACCAGAAATACCAGATCTTCCAGTACTCGTTAAACCTAGTACTTGCTGAGAATAAGAAGCAGTTCCATCTGGAGTAATTGCTGAATATTTTGGAGTTGGAAAACTAATATCTGTATCAGCTTCATCGATCTGTACTTCAAATGGAGCTGATTCAAGTGCGTCAAACCCAACAGCAGGAAGAGCATTTGGAGAAGTAGGAGCTGGAACCAATGGGTCATCAGGCGCTCCAGGAGCTCCATCAGGAGATAATGGACTCATTGTACCACCAGGGTTTAGATCCAAGAAGCTTGATTTAATTGTTGTAGTACCAGAAGATCCAAGGTTTGTAGTAGCACCAGCAATATTCATTTCAGAATCAGCGTCTAAAAACATAGTAGCAGTAACAAGATTCATTTCGGATCCAGCTGAAACATCTATAGATTCTCCAGCATTAATATAACCAGATGTTACTGCATTTATTGTTAAAGCGTCTGTACCAAGATCCATTGTTTCTTGGCCCATCGCAGTAAACGCTACCGTGTGTAGATCCAAAGATTGAGTTGCATCAAGTCTAGTCACATCTGTAATTTGAGATAAAGTTGGAACTTGAGTTACAATCGTTGCTGACATATCAGTAACCATATTGGTACCAACAATAGATAAATCTTCTTGTAAATCAATTGTCATCGATGGAGCAGTAATTGAAAATGGACCATCAGATCTAAAATCAATCTTACCGGCGGTATCGACCGTTAAGTTACCAGTTGTCTTTACGTTAATGTTTCCGGTCGACTGCATAACTGTAGAACCTTGAACATATCCATAATGAGATCCAGAAACACGAGAAGTAAGATTACCTTTAGTATCAATATAAGCGTTACCCGCAACCGATGATGTCATGTTCCCTTGAACTGTAGTGGACATATTACCACCAACGTTAATGCTAGCATCCCCTGAAACCGTAACAATCCATTGTGTCATCGCGTCAAATCGCTCTTTTGAACGTGTGCGCATTGATGTGTCAGGTCTTAATTCAATAAACGAACCAGTTCTGTGACTAATATTAATACGTTCAGCTCCAGGCGTATCGTCAAATTCTACAATATGGCCTGATTCAGTTAAACGCACTTTATTATATGGATATTGAGGAGCATAAGCATCCTCCGGTTCACCCACACCAACAGGACGAACACGCTCAGAGTCTAATCCTAGTGCTCTATTGCCTGCATCAGTGCCAGCTTCTCTTGGAAAGACTCCGTACGGATCGTTGAATCCAGTTGTAGGTTCAGCACCTTCAACATTAGTGCCCATAATTGTGCCCATAATAACTGGGTCTTGAGCGTCATTGCCATCACGAAAAAAGCCCATAACCCATGAGCCTTCAACAAGACCATGAGTACCTTCACCAACGCCAGAGGTGCCAGATGAGGTTGTAGGCATTAAGACTGAAGCCCAAGGGAGGTCATCAGTTGGTAGTGCTCTTTTATTCTCAGTATGCCAACCAAAACAACGAACCTTTACACGATTCAATAGCAATGGGTCATGACGATCTTCAACAACACCAGTAAACCAATTAAAATCTGTAGACTTAAATCCGTCTTTATTATTAAACATAGCCATTAATTATATCCTGTCAATTCTGTCACGGTTCCTGGACGGAATCCTTCAACCTTTTCCATAGCATCTAGAACTCTTTCTTGTTCAGCCTTATTTAAATCTTTCATTTTGGCGTCTGGTCCACCACGATCGGCTGGAACTGCTGCGGCTGAAATGACCTGTCTCGCATAAGATGCAGTATTATTTTCAAATGCAGGAGCATATGTAGCAATAGCTTGAGAAATAGGTAAATCTTTATATTTTGAAGTTGTAAAGATCAGATCTGATTTTGCTTGACGTCCTTGCTTATATGTCGGGAATATAGCAAACCGCGGATCTGGACTAATAGCACCTTTACCTTGTGTAAAACCACCATATTCTATATTTCCTGGATTATTATTTCTCCAGTTACGAGCACCGCTGCGTCTTACTACACGGCCGCCACTAAGTCTTACAATATTATATCCTGGACCATAATCAATTACTTCAGTAATTATGGCTGATGGATCATCAGGAACTACTGTTCCTGAAACTGCTCCTGATACTGTTGGTGGCTCGCCTGAATCAATGTCGCCAGGATTTGTTTCAACACCAACTGCAGCCCCGGTTTCATCTTGTGTAACATCTGCAGCAGATCCACCAGAAGCTTCAGCTTGCCTTTGAGCAGTATCACCAGCGACGGCGGCTGAATTAGCTACAGCTGCAGCAAGAGCTGGATCAACCTCACCCGGACCATAACCAGGAACTATTTCAACTGGAACCGGACCTTGATTTTGTAATCCACCAGCTGGTCCATTTGGATCTTGACCAATTACATTTGTAATTTGTGGAGCTACATCAAAGCCTTCATCTCCATACCTTACATCAGAAACACCTTCAACTGGCCTATAAGATAAGTCACCTCTATCAATACCATCTCGAGCTAATTTAAGACGTGTATAATAACCATCATTATTAAACGTATGAATTGAAGAAACAATCAAGTATCTACCAGATAGCATTTCATCTCTAGAACCATCTTCTGTACCAGCTCTTGGAATTACGATTCCAATTTGACGACCAGGTAATAGCCTTGGATCCCCATGAACTTTAACGATATGTTCAATTTGTCCGAGATTAGAAATAATTGCTCTTTTTCTAGCACCAACATATGGCATATGCATATGAATGTTTACTTCATCTCTATCAGACATTGCTTGGCGATTTACTGCATAATATAAACTATGAATATCTGGAGTATTCGTATAATCAACTCCTGATACAGAAAAATCAGGATGCATAATGAGATCTTTATCCATTGTTTGAATGTCGTCTCTCATCGCATTAAAATCTTGAAGCTGATATGTTTTTGATGTCCAATCTAAAATATGTGTACGTGTTACATATGAACCATCGCGGAAACCTTTATAAGGAGAAAATCCAAGGTTAGAAGATATTTCTAAAATACGTAATCTTTGTTCTTCAAAAGATTCATTAGTCATAGCATTAGCTCTTAAGAAGAACGACTGTGTATAAATATCAGCTTCTTCAGTACTAATCATATTATTATATGAATTAAGAATTGAGTTTCCACCAATAAAAGTTTCATAGCAAAAGAAAGGAGAACCATTAGGAGCAGCTGTTTTTGACAGCATTTGCATAATAGCTTCTGAATATGTTTGTTTAGTTGGAATATAAGTCATAACACCAGCTGATGTTCTATCACCAACTAGTAATTTAAATGAATTATCATCTGGTCTTAGAAAGTCATTATAATCAGCAAGCGTTCGATCTAAATCGTCAACACCACACTCTTCATATAGTCTTTTCAAAATATCAGATGGAGATCCTTTCATCACGTGTTGAACTCGTCTCATTTTAGAAACAAGACCAAATGAGGAAACACATCTCAATGTATATGCTTGAATGTCTGGTTTCGGTCTTGCAAATAACGGTATGTCAATAATATACCAATCAGACTGCATATCTTCGGCTTGTCCATCACCATCTAATTGTTTACGAAGAAC